GTATTTGATGTTGATGAAACAATGTTAGTACCTGGTCAGGATATGAAAGTATTTCCTGGTAAAATATTTAGAAGACAGAGTGGTCAAACAGGACAGGCAGTACATGGAGTTAAGTTTCCTAATACTGCATATGAAAATTTACAAATGTTTGATAAATTTAGACAGTTAGCTGATGAGGCAACTGGTATACCTTCATACTCACATGGAGCAACAGGTGTACAATCTACAACTAGAACAGCATCAGGTATGTCAATGCTAATGGGTGCTGCAGCTCTAAGTATTAAAACAGTAATTAAAAATATTGACGACTATTTATTAAAGCCCCTAGGACAATCTTTATTTTATTGGAACATGCAATTTAATGATAATGTCCCAATTATAAAAGGTGATCTAGAGATTAAAGCTCAAGGCACTTCTTCTTTAATGCAAAAAGAAGTAAGATCTCAAAGACTAATGACATTTATGCAAACTGCATCTAATCCTGCACTTGCAAAAAGCTGCGATCTATGCACAAATAATGGGAATGGCAAATGGAAATCAAAACAATACAGCCGCTGCTGGAGGACAAGACCAAATGGGACAGACTGGACCAGTACCTACAGGAGCTTCGCCAACAGATCCATCAGGAGCTGGAGGTGGCAACATCGGAACAGGCAATGTATCGATGCCAGGGGAAGCTGGCTTTAGTGCGGCAAATACTCAACCTACCAGAGGCGAACAAACGCAATAAAGAATAATGGTATTACAATTAGTTTTAAATAAAGATGGTAATTATGAATATCAAGATCCTAGAGTTAATAAAACTCCAGTACTTGATACTTCAGCATTTGAAGCATATGAAGCTAAGCAAAAAACTAAACTAGCAGGTGATACAGATATAGGAACTCAAACACAACAGTTAATAAGAGAAACACCTGGACAATACACTACAACTTTTAATGAAGAAACAGGTCAGTTTGAAACTAAACAAAAAGATCAAACAACACCCGTTACTGTTGATGTAAAACCTATAGAACAAACTACAGTAGCACCACAAGAAACAGCATTAGATAAAGTTTCAAGACTAACTGCTGCATCAAGACCAACACCTATAGATTTTAAGCAAGTAGCAAAAGATACTGCTGAGATGTTTAGACCAACAGTTAAAGATCAATTATTTACTGCAGCATTAGATGTAGGTAAGGATGTTGCTATAAAATATGCAACCCAAAAAGTTTTAGGTAAAACATTTGCTGGACAATTAGCGAGTGCTAATATTGGAATGGGCACGACTGGAATAAATGCTGCTGCACTGGCTAATCCTTACACATTAGCAGCTGCTGCATTATTTACAAAACCAGGACAAAAAGTAGCTAAAGCAATAGTTAAACCTGTTAAAAAAGTTGTTAAAAAAGTTACTAGAGCAATATCAAAAATATTTTCTGATATTAGATTAAAAACAAATATAGAATTCATAGGTAAATCACCATCTAATATAAATATATATGAGTTTAGTTATATAGGTAGTCCTATAAAATATGTAGGTGTAATGGCTCATGAAGTACCATGGGCAGCAGAAAAACATGAAAGTGGATATCTAATGGTAGATTATGATAAAGTAGACGTAGAGTTTAGGAGATTAAATTAATGGCTATAAGTGATATGAAAGGTACAGTTAGCACTACTGGAATAATGAATAATAGACCAGTCATGCCAAAAGGAGATGTTAATCCCCAATTACAAGCAGGTGGTTCTCAACCATTACCAGAAGATTCAACTAAACCTGTTAATCCTTTTGCACCTAAACCTATAGGACCAGTATTACCAAATAAAGAAATAGCTACAGGTGATGATCAAGAAATGACACCTATAGAAAATGAAATTGTTAAAAGAGCAAATACATTAACGGATGAGGATAAGGAAAATTTTGTAAATATCTTATCCCCATCTGTTGTTGGAACATTGAGTAAATTATTACCAGAGTTTGCAGATACCATGGAACAACTAAGTAGTGGTGAACCTAATGTAATATTTCCTCTATCAACAATACAACGTTATGCACAAACTCAATATGGTGGAGAAGCAAGTGAAGCATTACAAACTTTTGTTTCAGATGTTATGAAACCAGATGTGGATAATTTTGCACAACAGTTGGAAACACAACAAACAAATGTGCCACCTGGAAATCAAGAAGTTAATACTGCAGGTTTAATGCAAGCAGATAATACTGTAACGCAACCTAATAATATGGATGGAATGATGACCAGCCCACAAAATATGGAAACAGTTTAGAGCTACCCTTATCCATAAGGCACTCAACCCAAGAGGTAAAA